AACTGAAACAAGGAAAATGAATCATGGCTAAAAACGAAGTAGCAGCACAAGCCGCCAACACTGCATTGGCAACCATTGGCGACCTGGAGCAGGACGCTGGAGCCGGCTTTGACGGCATGACACAGGAAGACTACGCACTCCCTTTCCTGCGCCTGCTGACAAGCACCAGCCCCGAAGTTGGAGAAGTGGACGGTGCCCTGCCAGGCATGATCCTCAACTCCATCACGGGCGAGCTGTATGACGGCAAGAAGGGAATCGCAGTTGTACCTTGCGCATATCTGCGTCAGTACATTGAGTGGGCACCACGCGGACAAGGCAGCGGTGCACCCGTGCACATCTACCCGGCCACGAGCGACATCCTGTCCCAAACCCACAAGGAGGCGGGCGACAATAAGGACTACCTCGACAACGGCAACTACATCGAGAACACCGCCAACTACTACGTGATGATGGTCAGCGAAGCTGGCGTTCCTGAGCCAGCACTGATCACCATGAAGTCCACGCAGCTCAAGAAGAGCCGTAAGTGGAACAGCATGATGCAGTCGGTGAAGATTCAGGGCAAGAACGGCCTGTTCACACCTCCCATGTACAGCCAGCTGTACAAGCTCTCCACTGTGGCCGAGTCCAACGACAAGGGCAAGTGGTTTGGTTGGGAAGTCGAGCGTACCGGTCCTCTTGAGTCCGCTGACATTTACAACGCTGCCAAGGCGTTTGCGCAGTCGGTTGGCGCAGGCGACGTGAAGGTTAAGCATGAAGGTGAGGCTGGCGCAACCGGCAACGGACCCGCACCCTTCTGAGTTTTGGGGGACACATGCGGCTCGTCGGATTCTCCGGATTCAGCATGTGTTCGACCTTGGTCAGCCCTCCAGTTCATGGGACTTGCAATTACCATGGCGGAGGGCGGCTAGTAAACTGCATCGTGTCCCCCACCTATCGTAGAAAGAAGAAATGACCGACATAACCCGGTTCAAGGCGATCTTTTCCGGCTTGGATATTGCCTACGGAACATACAAAATTGAATCGTCTCGTGGAGACGGTAAGCAAGCGGGCAAGGCTGTCGTTGTGCGCAAGCCGCCAACCGACGACCTTTGGACCAAACACCTACAGGGTGTCGAGCCGAGTCTGGGCATCATCCCCATTCGGGCCGACAACTCTTGCATCTGGGGCTGCGTCGACATCGACCAGTATCCACTGGACCATGCCGGCCTCATCAAGAAGGTCCGCACCCTTGGCTTGCCCATGGTGGTGTGCCGCAGCAAGTCCGGTGGCGCACACGTATTCCTGTTCACCAAGGCCCCCATACCTGCTTCTGAAATGCAGCGCTACCTCAAAGCCAGCGCGGCCCTATTGGGCGAAGCTGGGCGCGAGATTTTCCCCAAGCAATCCGAAATCCTGGTTGATCGTGGCGACACGGGCAACTTCCTGAACCTGCCGTATTTCGGTGGGGATCAGACCATGCGCTACGCCATCAAGGACGACGGCAATGCCGCAACCCTTGAAGAGTTCTACGAGCTGTACGAGCAGTGGGTGCAAGACCCTGACCTGAAGTTTCCAGAAGAGCCCAAGGCCCCTGACCATCCTATCAAGGACGGCCCGCCGTGCCTGCAAGCGCTGTGCGCGCAAGGCGTGCCCGAAGGCACCCGCAACAACGCGCTCTTCAACATCGGCATCTACCTGAAAAAGATGATCCCCATCCACTGGGACGATGCCTTGGTCGAACACAACCAGAAGTACGTCTCGCCGCCCCTGCCCAACAACGAGGTGCAGTTGGTGGTCAAGCAGCTGCACAAGAAGGAGTACCACTATAAGTGCAAGGACTCCCCGCTCAACAGCTTCTGCAACAGCGGCCTGTGCCGCACACGCAAGTACGGCATCGGTGGCAACGGCCCTGACGCACCGCAGATGTCATCGCTCTCCAAGTACAACTCCGAGCCCCCGCTGTGGTTCTTGGACATCAACGGCAAACGCGTTGAGCTCGACACCGAGAGCCTCTTTGCCCAGCCCGCATTCCAAAAGGCCTGCGTTGAAAAGATCAACCTGCTGCCGCCCACCTTGCGCAAGCAAGACTGGGAAGGCATGCTCAACGCCCTGCTCAAAGAAATGGTGGAGACAGAGCAGATCACCGAGGCCAGCGAAGACACCAGCATCACAGGGCGCTTCAACGACATGTTGGAAGAGTTCTGCACCCACTTGCAGCAAGCGATGGACCGCGACGAAATCCTCATGGGCCGCCCATGGACCGACGACGACAAGGCCCGCACGTACTTCCGCATGAAGGACCTCGAGGCCCACTTGGTGCGCAACAACTTCAAGGGCATGACGCACCCCAAGATGGCCCAGCGCCTGCGCGACCTCGGCGGCGAGCCCATCAGCCTGTTCTTGAAGAACCGCACCGCCCGCTGCTGGTCCATTCCGCGCTTTGGCCAACAAGACGCACCGTTTGAAACCCCCGAGCAACGCCACGTAAGGAGTCCTTTTTGATGTTAAAGATTGACGGACACGACAACGCGATCATTGGCCCCGCCATGATCCACATTGGCAGCTCTACGGTGAATATCCTGGTCTACAACGCAGAGATCATCCGTGAAAACCTCATGAAACAAGGCATGGACATGGATGAGGCGCGAGAGTTCATCGAGTTCAATATTGAGGGGGCTTATATGGGTAAGGACACCCCCGTATTGGTGTGGCCCGAGGATGAGTGGGATGAGTGGCTAGGGGAAGAGGAATGAGCATCACCAAAGTGTTTGGCCCACCGGGCAGTGGCAAGACGACGTACCTCTTGAACATCGTCGAGACCGAGCTCGACGGTGGTGTGCACCCCATGGAGATCGGCTACTTTGCGTTCACCAGAAAGGCGGCCACCGAAGCGCGCGACCGGGCCATCCAGAAGTTCCCGGCCCTGCGCCCCGACTCCGACTTCCCGTACTTCCGCACACTGCACAGCTTGGCTTACCGGTGCCTCGCCATCAGCACCAAGGACATGATGGCCTCCGAGCACTACCGCGAGTTTGCGCAAGAGGCAGGCATCGAGCTGGCCATCGAGAGCGGTGAAGAAGAGTTCGCCGTCAAGGTCGACAACCCCATCCTGAACGAGATCAACATCGCCCGCATCCGGGGCATGGACCTCAAGACCCACTACAACCAATCAAAGATGGCCATCGAGTGGTTCCACTTTGAGTACGTTGAGCGTGCGTACCGACACTACAAAACCTCACGCAGCCTCTTGGACTTCACCGACCTCTTAGAGCACATCCTGCTCGAGCCCGAGCGGCTGCCCAAGTTGCAAGCGCTGATCATTGATGAAGCACAAGACCTCTCCTTGCTGCAGTGGAGGCTGGTGGAACAGCTCGCGCTGCGCGCACAACGGACCTTTGTCGCCGGAGACGACGACCAAGCCGTCTACACGTGGGCCGGGGCCGACGTCAACAGCTTTCTTAACTTCACCGGTGAGGTCAAGGTCCTAGACCAGTCCTACCGCGTGCCCTCTCGCATTCACGCTTTGGCCAACCAAGTGGTCAACCGCATCAAGCACCGCCAGCCCAAGGTGTGGAAGGCCCGCGAAGAGGTAGGCTCCATCAGCTATTACAACGACTTCAGTCAAGTCGACATCTCCCACGGCAACTGGCTCATCTTGGCCAGCGCCAACTACATGCTCACCGACATGCACGATTGGATCAAGAGCCAAGGCCTGCTGTTCGAGCGCCACGGACAACGCAGCGTGAGCGAGAACGTCCTCACTGCTGTGCTGGGGTGGGAGCGCCTGCGCAAGGGCGGCGAGGTCCCGTTCCCCGTGATCAAGATGGTCTACAAGTACATGGACAGCGAGCACATCAAGCATGGCCACAAGATGCTGCGCACCGCTGACCCAGCCGTGATGTACACGCTCGATCTCCTGAAAGAAAAGCATGGACTTCTTTCCACAGAAATCTGGCACAAGGCGCTGACCAAGATCAGTGAGGACCGCCGCGACTACCTCATCTCGCTGCTGCGTCGCAACACCAAGCTCACGGGCCACGTGCCCATCAAGCTCTCCACGATCCACGGTGCCAAGGGTGGCGAGGCCGACAACGTCCTGCTGCTGTCCGACTTGTCCACGCGCTCTGCCAAGGAGTACGACAAGAACTCGGACGACATCAACCGCCTGCTGTACGTGGGCATCACCCGCGCCAAACAAACGCTGCACATTGTGCTGCCCAAGAACGAACAGAAAGGGTTCCGACTGTGAACCGGACCATGCCTCTTTTTCCGCGCATCTCTGAGTGGACGCCACCACAGATTTTCCCCAACCTGAGTGAAGCCAAGGAGATTGCAATTGACCTCGAAACATGCGACCCGAATATGGAGAGCTTGGGCCCCGGCTGGCCTCGCAACGACGGCTACATCGTTGGCTATGCTGTGGCCGTGGACGGTTGGGCCGGCTATTTCCCTGTGGCTCACGCTGGCGGCGGCAACTTGGACAAGCGCTTGGTGGAGCGTTGGGTCAAGGATGTTCTTGCGACGCCTGCTGACAAGATCATGCACAACGCCGCCTACGACCTCGGGTGGCTCCGAGCATCCGGGTTCCAAGTAAACGGCACCATCTACGACACCATGCTGGCAGCACCTGTGCTGGACGAGAACCGCTACAACTACTCCCTCAACGCGCTGGGCTTTGACTACCTGAAGGAGACCAAGTCCGAGCAAGGCTTGAAGGAGGCCGCGTCTGACTTCGGTGTGCACCACAAGAAGGAGCTGTGGAGACTGCCCGCTATGCACGTGGGCGGCTACGCCGAACAAGACGCTGCGCTCACGCTCAAGCTGTGGCACCACCTGCGCGCGCTCATGCGCAAGGACGAGGTCGAGTCAATCTTTGAGCTGGAGACCGATGTGCTGCCCGTGCTGGTGGACATCACGCTCAAGGGCATCAACTTTGACCGCGCCAAGTGCGAGAAGAACCTCATCGAGATGCGCCGAAAAGAAGCCGACATCTTGAAGTACTTGAAGAGCCAGGCCGGCATGACCGTGGACATCTGGGCCGCCCAGTCCATCGCCACGGCCTTTGACCGCATAGGCATCCAGTACCCCAAGACAGCGGCCGGCGCACCGAGCTTTACCAAGAGCTTCCTGGACACGCACGAGCACCCTATGGCCAAGATGATTCTGGAGGCGCGTGAGTACCAGAAGACCCACGGCACCTTCCTTGAGCCCTACCTAAAGCACAGCGCCAAGGACGGCCGCCTGCACACGCACTTCAACCAAATGCGCAACGAAGACGGCGGCGCGGTGACCGGTCGCCTGTCGGCGGCCAACCCCAACCTGCAGCAAGTGCCCGCGCGCCACCCCGTCATCGGTCCCATGGTGCGAAGCCTGTTCCTGCCCGAGGAGGGCCAGCAGTGGGCCGCCAACGACTTCTCCTCGCAGGAGCCGCGCTTGTTGGTGCACTATGCCACGCTCTTGGGCCTGCCCGGTGCCGAGAAAATGGCACAGGCGTATAGGGATAACCCTGACACGGACTTCCACCAGATGGTGGCCGACTTGGCCGGCATTAAACGCAAGGCTGCCAAGACCATCGGCTTGGGCCTGATGTACGGCATGGGCAAAGCCAAGCTCGCCCAGCAGCTGGACCTGCCCGTGGACGAGGCCAGCGACCTCATCAACACCTTCCACAGCAAGGTCCCCTTCCTCAAAGGCACCGTGGACGCTGTCATGAAGCGCATCGAGCACCCCGCCTCCAACGGCTCCATCCGCACGCTCCTCGGCCGGCGCTGCCGCTTCCCGTTGTGGGAGCCCGTGGAGTGGGGCGTGAACAAGGCTCTGCCCCGCGAGCAGGCCGTCATTGAGTACGGCGCGCGGATCAAGCGCGCAGGCACCTACAAGGGCCTGAACCGCCTCATCCAAGGCTCTGCTGCCGACCAGACCAAAGCAGGCCTTGTGGCGCTGCATAAGGCCGGTTTCAACCTGCTGCTGCAGGTGCACGACGAAATCGCACTCTCCGTGCGCTCACGAGACGAGGCCCGAGAGGCGGCCGACATCATGGCGCGCGCCGTCACCCTAGAGGTCCCCTCCCGCGTGGACGTGGAGGTTGGACCAAGCTGGGGAGAAGCGGCATAATTGAGTTGAGGTAAGCAGTTGCCTCATTTCAGGTTCTCCGGTTTGGGTCAGGGCTTGTCCCTGACCCCCTTTTTCAATACACTGCTCGTTCCCAAGAAAGGAGAAATACATGACAAAAAAAGCGCAGGTTGTTCCAGCCTTCCCCGTGCCGTATGTCCGCAAGAAGCGCCGTAAAAAGCCCGGTCCAAAGAAGGACTACGACAAGGTGCGCGCCTCGCCTGCCGTGCGCGCGGGCCAGCGCTTTAAGACCGTCTGCCTCACTGAGGAAGGCTACTACATGCTCAAAGAACTCGCCGCTTTCTACAAGGTGACGATGGGCTTTTACGTCTACAGCCTGCTGGTGCCGGCCTTTGATCAAGCCACCCAAGAATCCCTGACCCTGCAGCGCATCGAAGAAAACCGCAAGAAAGCGGAGCGCGCACAAGAAGCCTTAACCGAGAAAGAACCTGATGAAATACAAGACCGAAATCAACCTGCCCGTCGAACTCATTTTTGACGTGCTCGATCCCATGCAAGTGGGCGACGCCGTTATTCCCGCACAGCTGGACATCACCAAGGTCCTGCTGACCATCGTGGGCCCCAGCGGTAAGCCCCGACAAGTCGACATCACCAACACCATTGGTGAGGAGCAGATCATGCTGTGGGAAGACAACATCGTGGACAGCTACTTTGAGGACCCCGACGAGGTGCAACCATGACGCTCGTCCAACGACTTCGCCTCTTGGCCGAGGCTTTTGAGCACACCGGGCCTCTCTTAGAGGAGGCCGCCACGCGGATCGAGGACCAGCGCATGTGGAGAGACATGTGGCTGGATGCAGAAAAACGTGTTGAGGAGTTGACAAGTGAACTAAATGAGGTAAGATCACAGCTCTCCAACAGAAAGTAGAAAGATTGCCATGGCAAAGAAACGCGAAACGCGTGAGCAGCTTGTGTACAAGGAGCTCGCTGCATGCGGTAAGTACCACGACACCGGCAAGGTGCTCATTGGTCTTCAGTATCAGCCCCCGACCCGCCACTTGATGGGCCCCGATGAGGAGCTTGTCCAACGCATATTGCTTGGACAGCGCTTCGCCATCTGGCCCCGCGTCCAGAGCGTCTACGTGATTGGCCTGCTGCTGGTGCTCATGTTGACCAGCGCTCTTGAGGAGCGCTTCAAATGAAAAAACGCAGCAAGTACCGGCCCCGCGCCATGCTCTCCAACCCCATGGAGTACGTGCTCTCCGGCATGCGCGCGGTGCGCGACCTGCCCGGCGTGTACCTTAATGTGCAGCTCAGGAACCGCGCAGCGCTGGAGCAAATCCGATTGGGCAGCGCCACACGGGCAGACGTGGACCTGCTCATCGGTGCCTTCAACATCACCGAGGCCCTGGCCATCAACGGACAAGGCAGCGATTGGATGCAAGAGATCAGGCAGGGCCAAGACGCGCTGCTCGAGCTCTCGCGCCGAGGTGTGGCCCGCAACATGCAATTCATCATGAAAGCCCAAGAGTGGGAGGCCCTCAAGCTCGTGATGGACCTGCACGAAGAACAGCTCGCGCACTGCACCGTGATGGACATCGAGAAGGCATACGATTTTGTGCAAAAAGCAGTGGCACAGGGCAAAGCCCGCGCCGTTGTTCAAACCCAGAAGGAAGCAGCATGATTAAGTCCGACAAAATCCGAGAGTATTTCCGCGAGCACCCCGGTGCCGATGTGGTCAAAGTAGCCGCCAGGTTTCAGGCTTCCAAGCCCATGACCTACAAGCTGCGCAAGCAAGTGCAAGACGAGTGGAACCCGCCAGCGCCGTTGCCCATGCCAAAAGGCAGCGCAGTAGACCAAGCCCCCGAGCTGGGCCGAATGACAACCGAAATCTCCGCATTGGACGTGCAAGTGGCAGGGAGCCACTATAAGGACCAACCCATCCAACCCGTTGAATACATCCATGCCAACGGCATCGGTTACTTCGAGGGCAACGTGATCAAGTACGTGAGCCGCTGGCGCAAGAAGAACGGCATCGCCGATCTCGAGAAGGCCAAGCACTACATCGAGCTGCTGATTGAACTCGAACAAAGGGGCACGAAATGAACCACGAATGGCGGCACACGGACCCCTACCCAACCAACCCCTTTGAGCGTGTGGACGGCAAAGAACTCGAGCGGCTGCACAAGCTGCGCCAGACCCCACCCGTTTATGAGGAGGCCCTGTTATGACCACCGCCATGAAATACGTTGCCGGAATCTGGCTGGTGCTTACCATCTTCATCGGTTACGAACTGACGGGGATGGCATTCACCAAGGGCTACGAGCAGGGCTACGTTGAGGGGCGTGAACGCGCCCTGATGGACGATCAGACGCTCTACAAGCACTGCACCGCTTGGTGGTTCGATGGCAGTGAGCCACGGGCCATCAAAGAGATCAACAAATACTGTGAGAGGAGAATGAAATGAGCAACACAAACACAGGTGGGCCAGCGTTTCCCGGCCTTGACTACATTGACCAACACGGCAAAAAGAATCCCGAAGGCATGACCCTGCGCGATTACTTCGCAGCCAAGGCGATGCAAAGTATATGTAATGTATGGCCCCGAATCACGCCCGAATCTACAGCTAAAACCGCATACGAATTTGCTGATGCCATGCTCCGCGCACGGGAGGCAAAATGACCTCACGAGAACAATTTGAACTCGACCATTTCGGCATCAGCCCCGGTAAGGTGGGCAGACGTAACCCTGCGTTTTGGATTCACCAAGCCCCATCAGCATGGCGCAAGTCCATGAAGTATTGGGCCGCGTTGATGTTGGGCTTTGTGCTGGGTGCCATCGGTGCTGGCGCACTGGTGGTGATTGTGGGGGTGGTGCGATGAACGAAGCACTGCAAATACTTCTGCTGCTGGCCTTTGGCGCGGCGTTTGGCATCATCGTCGGCTTCGCGCTGGCACTTATGTGGGTGAAGAAGAAATGATTGACGACGACGACACACAAGAGTACGCACACCAGCGCCAGTGGGTGGGGCTGACGGACGAGGACATCGAGCAGGGCTGGAAAGAGTCTTGGGTGGA